ATTTCTTCCGCAACCGCACGGGCGTACTGCTCATTCGTCAGTCCGAGCCGCTTGGCGATGTTTACTTGGGACTTGGTCAGCACGATCTTTTTGGGCGCTGTGCTTCGGGTCGCAGGTGCCACGACAGATGATTTCTTTACCGGCTTCTCAGAGGGGAACGCATCTGGGAAGACCTGCCGCATCCGGTTATTGATGCGGTCATAGTATTCATCACTGGTTGGACTTACCCCACTTTCCACAAGTTTTCGATGAACCGTCAGTGCAAGAGCAGTCATCTCGTCGTCTTGTCCAAACCACGGATTGGCTTCTTGCCACGCAGAGGCTTTGGAATCGACGTAAACCTGCTCTTGCTGAACTGGTTGTGGTGCGGGTTGTACCGCAGGTTTTTCCTGTTGTAAAGGGGCAGGCCTGAAATTGTTTACCCGATCTGCCCGAATTTTTGCGGCGGTCAGTTCTTCCTGGGCCGTTACAAGGGCCTCGGAATCTCCTGATTCATAGGCTTCCTTGTATTTGCGCTTGGCCTCTTCAACCTCGTTCTGAACAACCTTCTTGGCCTGTTCAAGGAGAACTTGCTGGGTCTGGCCCTGCGAACTCTGGAGTTTCTTGTTCTCTTCAATGAGTTGTTGGGCAAGGCGCACAGCCTCTTCCCGCTCACGGAAAGCAGCCTCTTTGGCCCGACGCTCTTCGTGATAACCCTTAGAGAAATGTTGGATGCGCTTCTTGACCCCGTCTGAATACTGGGCCAGTTCATCATCCGTCACTTCTGAAGGGGGCTCCTTCATCGGGGGGCGGTCACGATCCTCTGGGGGGGTATCGTCTACCACCTCAATCTCGGGCTCGTCCTCGACTTCAAACTGAATCTCGTCTTGTTTCTTTTCCTCGGCTTTCTCATCCGGGAACTTGAACTGTTCTTGATCAAGCGGCATGTGATCCTCCTTTAAACGCGAGAGATGCCACGCGGGTCTTGCACCACGGCTTCCACGCTGTCGTCATTGATGATGCGGAACTCACGCCCGTGAATCTTCACTCGGGTGCCTGTGTTGGGCCTTACCAGAACAAAGTCGCCCGGTTTACACGAGGGTCCACTGGGGAAGCGGCTCTTATCGCCGTAGGCGTCCGGCCCCATCTTCATCACAAAGAGGACAGGGGACATGACTTCTTCGAAGTGCATGGTCTGCCCTGACTTGACGATCCCGCTCTCATACTCCCTTTCAATCTCTGGTAGCGCACAGAGCAGGTGGTAGGTGGAAGGATCGGGAAGTTGCTTGGCCTTTTCCTCTGCCGTCTCGGGCAGGGTGGTCGGCACCGCGTCTTCTCCGGTACTCAGGAGGATTTCACTCATCTTCGTTTTTCTCCATCTTTCGCACGAGGTCTGTGATAAACATGTGTGCGGTAGAGAGACCCCGGACCTCTCCGCACATACTGCGGTACTCGGCGTAGTCCCGAGCCGCACCATCTATAAGGGCTCGGGCGATGGATTCCCGAGTCTCCTCAATGTCTTTCAATACCACGGAAAACGCAGTGGTTGCCATTTAAACCTCACTGTTTTGGAATGCCCGGCTTGGGGCGTGGCTTCATTACTGTCTTGAGCATGTCAGCCCGCATTTTCTTGTCGGCCTGACGGTTCTGGTTTGCCAGACGGGCTTGCTCCTTTTGTCTCTCAACTTCAATGCGCTCACGCTCCAAGCGAATCTTCTCCTGAGCAATTGCAAAATCGCGCTCACTGTCCTGCTCTTTGCGTTGCAGTTCTTGAGCCCGAAGTTGCAGTTCTGCCTGCGCCATCTGGAGTTGCGGGTTCTGCGCCATCTGTTGGGCTTGGGCCTGTTGGGCCTTGCCCATATTGGTCTGAAGCAATTGCTGAGAGGCTTGAGCAACCAGACGGGAGATTTGCACCTCTGTCTGCTCATCCAGTTCAGCATCGGGCGGAGTAAGCGGCACGCCCAACTGTTCTTCGACCTGTTGACGGTACGCAAAAGCCATGTGCTCTGCGACGTGAGCCATGATGGCTGCACCCATCTGTTGCGCCATCGGAGACTGCCCGATCATCTGAGCCACCATCGGATCTTGGAGCAACGCCATGTGAGTGGCGATGTGGGCCTGATGGTCCTGATAGATGAATGCTTTTGTAGGCTTGCCGGTCAGGAATGACATGTTCTCCGAGATTGGATCGCGGGGCTTCTGGTCATCCTCCACAGGCACCAACTTGTCGGCGTTCTTGATGCCAAGAACTTCCAACATCTGACGATGCAGATGGGGCAGGTCATAGATTTGAGGAGCGCCCTGAGCCAATTGGAGAGCGGCTTGGTACTGCATGATCCGCTGCGCCATCGTGGCGGCGTTTGGATCAGAGACCGGGATCACCTCAACCAAGTCATAGTCAGACTGCTTGGCAGCGCGGTTTCCTCCTACGGGGATGTAGGAATAATCCGGCGGCATGTAGTCACGAATAATCTGCTTCAGGAGTTTGAACTCCATCTTCAGGCTTGCATGCACGCGAGCCTGAACAGCAGACATCGTCTTGAGTTGCCGCTCAAGCAGAGCCAACGTCGTACCCACTGGTGCTTGGGACGACATGTCGCTGAACTTCAAATCACCAATAGCAGCAAGGCGACGGCCTTCATCGGTGATCTTTTCAAGGAGAGCCGCTAGAACTTGGCTAGGCTCCTTGTACGGAAGCGGCATGATGTTGTCACGCAGCGCCCCGGAGGGGATGTCTACATCTCGGAACTCGCCTGGTGCAATAGGCGTGTCGTCGCCCTTGACACGGAGACCTCTTGTTTTGAGTCCACCCGGCAGATTGCTGAGTGTGCCTGCGTCCACCAACTGGCGAATAATTGCGGTCCCTGCACGAGCATAGCCACCAACAATATGAATGAAGCCAAGGCCATAAGCACCAAAGCCAGGGATATAAGTGTACTGAACGAAGTGCTGTCGCTTGAGTTTTCGGGGGTCTCGCTCATCCCAGTTCCGTCGGATTGATAGAACCGTTGAGGTACCTCGTTCGATGGTGATGACGTAGGGGAGGCCAATACCCGTTTCTTCGCCTTCATCATCCGTGTCTTCATAGCCCTTCAGATTCCAATCAACGTGAATCTCAAGCACCTGATACCGATCATCATCGGTAAGGGTGTAGCCCTGCTCTTCTGCTTTCTTCTTCTCGATGTCAGTAAAAATTCTGACCGGCTCACCCAGTTCGGTGTGACGGTAGAAGCCAGCGGCCATCAACTTGTTGAGATCGTTCTCCGTCTTACGCATCACATGGGTGACGCGCTCTGCGGTGTAAACATTGGCAGCGCCGTAGGGAATGATCAGGTCTTCTGCCTGAATGTACGGGGCTGTCTGGCGTCCAATGGTCGGATCGTAGTAAACCTTTTTGAATGCTGCACCAGCCAGACCGAGGGAGTACAAGAGTCTTTCATGCTCAGGACGGTACTCAATCATCTCGTCTGTCAGGCGGTAGTTCATGTCATCACGGACACGTTCTGCCGCATCTTCATTTTTGCGGGTGACTTCGCCAATGATCTGGGTCTTGACAGGACCCTGAGCCGGGAAGGTCTCGGTAATCATCTCGGACTGGAAGCGAATGGCCGCTTCGGTCAGGATAGGAGAGTAGACACCGCAGGCGCCAAGCCAGGGTTCTGCTCGTTCTTCGTACTTCATGCCAAGGACTTCGAGTCCTTTGACATACATGTCGGCCCAGTCTTTGCGACTGTTGATGTCGGCGTCTACAAGACCAACAAGGTCAGAGGCCAGAGACTGAAGGTCTCCGTCGTCCATGTATTCCGCGAGGTTGGCATCAAAGTCTTCGGCAGTTTCTGCTTCCGGCTCCAATTCGATCTCCAACCCGCCCATCCCGATCTTGACAGATTCGGGGTCTTCAATTTCAATCTCAACCATTGGTTCATCTCCCATCTCTTCTGGGAGGAGGGGAACCATTGCCGGGTCGATATTGGTTGCCATGTTAATCCTCAGTAATACGCCGCCTTGCGCGGCTGAACGAAGGGTTCATCTCTCTCGTCTGATTCGAGTTTGATCAAACCGCCGGACCTAAAGCGAAGCATAGCCTGTACGGTCGAATCCACCAAGTCGTCGTGCTCCGCATTTGGGAAAGCAGCCATCTGTTCGACCACCTCGTGAGCCCATCTCCTGTCGGGAATCCACACTTTTCCTGATCTGAAGATGTCGGCCACCGAACTCAGGCGAGCAAACTTGTCGTTTGGGACTTTTTTCGTCCCCCTTGTTGGGGTGTACTCAGAAACAATAAGCCCCATCTGCCGCAATTCGTAAATAAGCGGCGCTCCGGCGGCTTTTGCTTCGATGAGACACACATCGGGCTCCCACTCCTTGTACATCTCGTAGGCTTTGTCCTTCAGTTCGGGAAATTCCATCCGTTTTTGGAAGGCGTCCAACAAGATCAGGTGGGGATCGCGTTCATTCTCGTCCTTATTGAAGACGCCCCAGGTCGTACAGGCCGAAAAGTCGGACCTTTCGTTCTTCGTGAAGGCCGTATCCCAAGATTGGATGATGAATTCGCACTGCGGAGGGTCGTCTTTCTCCCAAATCTGCCACCACTCCCGCTTGATCATCGCCCCTTCTTCGCCAGTTGGCGTTTGTTGATATTGAGCGTTCCACTTGGAGATCGGAAGTTCGGCTTTTAGGTCTTCTAAGAGGTTCAACGGCCAGAATTCAGGCCAAAGTGGGTTCCCCGAAGGAAGAATCGCGGGGAATTCGATGACTTTCCACTCCTCATCCTTGCCTCTTTTGGCCGAATCCTTGAGAACCTGACCAATCAGGTCCCGGTCA